AGAACACATGCCCCTGCCAGCCTGACGAGCCGCGCGGGATCACCCCGATGTCGCCCGGCTGCGCATCGGCACTCTCGACCGGCACCCCCCACTCGAGATAGGAGCGCGCCGTCAATTGCCGCGTCGAGCGGAGACCCGCCCGCTCAAGACAGTGGCCGACGAAGGCCGCGCACCAGGCCACGCTGTCGTGCTCCACCCAGTCGTGGCCCACCGAGGCATACATGTCCATGATGACGGGATTGTTCTCCGGGCCCGCGCCCTCGGTCGTGCCGATATACCCCCGGGCAATCTCATAGGGCGTCATGCGGCGCTCCTCTCAAAGCAAGAACGCCGCCCCAGAGGGACGGCGTCGGTTGGTGGTGATGCGATATGTTGACCGCGGACAGCGCGTTGAACGCGGCGCGATCAGGTCTCGTCAGGCGAGCCGCGCGGTTTGAGATCCTCGTAGATCTGCGGCAGGCGCTTGCCAGGCCGCCAGGCCCCGTCCGGCGGGTCCACGCCATGGCGTTCCGCCCAATCCCGGAACACCGCGTAGAGATCCGCAGGCCCCTTGCTGCGGAAGCTCAGGACTGCCTCAAGCGCGTACCGGAGATCGTCGGGTGGGGTGTGCGGCCAGGTCATGCAGGAACATAAGCCGAACACTCGGCGATGCGCCAGAGCGAAGCGGAGAACCAGGTGCCGCGCTGCACCGCGGACGCGTCAGGCCGATCGTGTCAGCGGCGTGGCGAGCACAGCTTCGGCCTGCACGATCCAATCCTTGACGGCCGTCTCCGCATTCGACCCGATCCCCAGGAGGCCCCGCAGCTGGATCTCGTAGAGGCCCGAGGCCGGTGGATCATCCGCCCAGACGCCGCCACGTGCGAGGACGATCTCACGGGCCGCCGCGACCCGGTCCGTTGCGCCTGCAAGCCGGTGCAGGGTCCAGGCGATGTCATCGATCTCACTCATGCGCATGTCTCCCCTCTGTCCGCGTGATCTGGGAGCCGCCGCTGGCCCGGTCAAGACGCGTCAGCCCTTCTTGCCCAGCCAGGCGGCCAGAAGCGTCTCCGCGCCCCGCGGCCCGAGATAGGCCAGCATGGCCACAAGCCCCGTGCTGACCGGCTGGCCGAGCCCGAGATAGCTCGCGATCCCGTCCCCGATGATCGCCATGCCCACGGCCACGGGGATCTCCCAGAGCAGCTCCTTGCCAAAGAAGCGACGTCTGCCCAGTTTGACCTCCCCCGAATGATACATCAGCCGCCCCGTGAAGGCCCCGATCAGCGTGGTCACCGCACCGCCAAACAGGTTGTTGATCATCTCGATGAAGCTCTGCTCCTGCATGGCCGTCGTCTCTCGTCATGGGGTCTTCGCCCGGGTCAGTACTCTCCGCCATCAAGGAGCGGCTCGAAGGCGCTGTCGGCGGCGTTGCGGATCTGCAGCGTCGGCGGGGTGGTGCCGAGATCGAGCCAGAGCATGCCCGGCGCCGTGGCCTGCGGCGCGGTGGCGCCGCTGCTTGTTGATCTGAGGGCCCCGATCACCTGATTGATCTGCGCGCGCACCGCCGCGCCGTTGTCGTTCAGGATCACGAAGCTCGCCACCTGCGCCATCACGCCACCTCATCTGCCACAAGCCGCAATTCCGACACGATCGGCGTGAAGGCCGGATCGCCCGTTCTGAGCCAGGCGCGCGCCTCGACCGCGCGCGCCTCGATCTCGCTATTGTCGATCCGCCCCCACGGACCCCAGACCGGGGTCGGGCCGCTCGGATCATCATCGGTCTCACGCACCTCGAGCACCACGTCGATCTCGGCGCCTTCCGAGCCGTCGAAGTCGGCCCAGCTGTCGATGGGTGTCATGCGATCATCAAGGTCATCCGAAAGCGCCGAGGCACCGACGAGAATGTCCGAGCGCAGCCGCACGCGCCGGACCACCCCGAAGTCGAGCAGGCCCTCAAACTCGTAGAGCCCTTCCGACGCCAGAACGACCGGCGAGCCTGCCGCATCAGCCCCCGTTGCCAGCTTCAGCGTGCCCGCTGTTGCCTCGAGGCCGGATTTGACCCCGGCAAAGACCGGATCGGCCGCAAGCGTGTTGAGTTGCGCGAAGCTCAGGATCTGCACCCCCTTGGTGGTGACCGTGCTGACCGGGCCAATCCGCCCCTCGCTGTCCTCGGCGCGCAGAAGGTAGGTCCCGGGCTTCAGCGGCACCACCGCGATGGCCTCCCCGCCCGAGACCCGGTCCATCAGCGTGGAATTGGCCCAGGAGGCGTTCGGGTCCTTGCTGTGGCGGATGATCACGTTGCCGCCCACGCGCACATCGACATCGACCGCACGCTGCCATTTGAGCACCGCAAGCCCGCCGGCAGACTGGATGGTCAGCCCCGTCAGCGCCGCCGGCGGCGCCGTCAGCCCCACCACCTCGAAGCGGCCCTCACGCCAGGGGGACGAGACCCCAAGGACAGAGACGGCCTTCACGCGGAAGTCCCACTGGCCCGGCGCGATGTCGCGCAGCTCCATCAGCGTGCCCGTGGTGCGCCCGTAATCCTGCCAGTCCCCGCCATCGCGGCGGGCCTCGAACTGGTAGGTGTCGACAAAGCCGCTTTCGGCCGCTGTCCAGCGCACCCGCAACAGCACCTTCACCGCCGAGCCGTCCCGCGTGACGTAGAGCTCCTCCGCGCCCTGCGGCGCGCCCGGGGGCGCGATGGCGAAGGCCGAGGGCAACGTCGTGCGCGGGGCGGCCTGATAGATCCGGGCCTCGCCGGCCTCCCAGGCATGGATGAGAGGCGAGGTCTCGCGCAGGATCAGCTCCGGGGCCATGCGAGGACCCGTGCCGATCTGCGCAAGGTCCAGCCGGACCGACTGCACCTCGAAGGGTTTGCCCTCGGGCAAGGCCGCGCCGCCAAAGCCCCAGCGCGCGTCGTGGACGAGCACGGTCTCGCCGGCCGCCACGCGCCAGGCCTTCAGCTTGCCACTGATCCTGAGGACCTGCTGGCGGCGGTTGCGCTCAAGCTCGATCCGGGCCAGCCGCTGCGCCGTGGCCGCCGAGATCGTGAAGGGCAGCGCGATATCGCGCCAGACCTGCTCGCCGCCATCCTCCAGCCGGTAGGTCTCACTGGCGAAGGCCGGGAAGTCGTCCGGCTGCCAGTTGTTCTCGGGGCTCACGAACTGGCCGCGGACCGCGTTGAAGTTGATGGCCCGGCTTTGCCGTGTGGTCAGCGCGATGCCGCCCTCCCGGACATCGTCACGGGTCAGCACCTCGGTCGGGATGCGATAAGCCCCGGCCCGCACCCGCCATTGACCCGCCTGCCAGATGCAGCGCCCGGCCATCGCCGTCAGCATCGCCTCGATGATGGTCTTCGGTGTCTCCGACAGCGAGACCACCCCATTGCAGCTGTAGCGCGGTTCCGTGCCACCGCCTGCCAGCGCCACCGCCTCCTCGCAGATATTGGCCGCCTCGATCAGGCTCTCGGTCTCGATCCCATCCGCGGCCCCGATGCTTGCCCCAATGCCGTAGACCGGATGGGCCATGTAATCGGCCACGCACAGCGCTGCGTTCTCGCTGTACCCCGACCTGCCCGTGCGCGGGTCGAAGATGTCATCCTTGCCCTCCATATCCACGGTGATGTTCGGGATGCCGCCCGGAAAGGCGTCCGGATCATAGGTCAGCCGCAGAGAGAGGGCGGCGCAGCCTGCGAGCCTGTGGGCGCTGGTCCAGAGCTCCGGCGCGGCGCTCATCAGACCGGCGAAGGCTGTCTGGTCCTCCGTGCCGAGGCGCTTCTCGACGGTGACCTTGCCCGCCCATCGGTCTTGGGCAACACCGGCGGCATTCACCGCCATCTCGCCCTCGAAGTAGACCGCGCCGATCGACTTCACCCGGTGGGCGGCCAGCACCACGACGAGATGAAGGTCCTTGTCCGCCTCGCCTGTCGCATGCAGGAAGGCGATCACCCCGCCCTTGCGCGTGCGCCCGTACACCATCTCGCGCGGCATCACCGGCTCGCGCACCGTCACCGTCCGCGCCTGCAGCGCGATCTGCCCCATCGACGGCTTTGGCATCATCGACTGGGCGGCGGCCGACAGAAGCATCGAGGCGCCAAAGTTGGCCGCAAAGCCGATGAGCCCGCCCGCGGCAAAGGCAGCCGTCACGCCGCCCGCCGCAATCGCGGCCCCGCCAAGCGCCACGGCACCGATCACAAGGGGCGGCATCGGTCACGTTCTCCAGGCAAGTCGGCACCGCCCCAGGGGCAGGACCACCAGCCCTTCGGGCGCAACAAAGGCGACGCGTGCCCCGATGCAGACCCCGAAGGCCTCCGGCGCGCCGCCCAGAACCAGATCCCCCCGCTGTGCCAGCAGCACCGCCTCCAGCGGCGCACCGAGCAGCGCGCGCGCGCCCTCCTCCAGTGCCCCCCAACCCAGTCGGCGCATCACCCGCTGCGCCCCGGGACCCGTGCGATACCGCCCCCGCCAGGCGGCCGCATGGTCCGGGCCCTGTGTCAGATCCCGCCGCAGATCAAACGCCCAGGTCGCGCAATCATGGCGCCCCCAGGCGAAGGGCCGCGCCCGCGCGTCCGCGATCGCGGCGGCGAGGTGCTCTTCCCAATGCGGGATGCGGGTCATCGCGCTCATCCGCGCCCCCAGGTGATCTCACGGTCCTGGATGGCGGTGACATACGCGAAGCCGCGATCCCCCGGGAAGAGCACCTGCTGGCTCTCATGGGTGTAGCGCCAGCTGCGCGGGGTGCCGAGATCGATGAGACGGCTCTCATAGGAGAGCGTGATCGTGCAGGTGGATCCATCCTCCGCGATCTCGGGCACGTCGAGCCGGCCCGAGAAGGCCTGCACCGGATCGGCGATGACCGCGCCCTCCGGGGTCAGAAGCGCCAGCCAGAGGCGCCCGGGGCTGCCCTGCCGCGCCTCCTCGATGGCAAGGCCGATCAGATCGAGCGGAACGCCCGAGAGCGAGACGGTCGTCCCGGACGCCACCACCTCGGAGGTCTCCTCGAGGGGACCGAGGCCGAGGAGCGCGCCGGCCCCGGTCCAGGTCTTGCCGTCCCACGCGATATCGCGCGCCCCGGTCCAGACCCGCACCCAGCCCGAGGCGAAGGCCCCCTCGAAGAAGATGGCCGGATAAAGCGCGCCCGCCTCCAGCGCGGCCAGGTACCCTTCGGCACTCTCACGGGTCATAAGGCTTCCCTTGCGCTGAAGGTGAACTGGAACTTGCCCGCCCGGCCGATGATCGAGGGCACGGGCTCGCTCAGGCGCAGAACCAGCTTCGGCTCGGCCAGTTGCAAGGGCGCCCCATTGGCCGGCGAAGCCCGCAACCTCGGCACGAAGCGCAGCGTGGCCATGCCGCTCTCATCCGAGCGGACATCCTCGGTGATCTGGTAGAGCCGTGTGGCGGCCTCCGCGCCCAGCGAGAAGATGTCGCCCGCCTGGAAGAGCGGCGTGTTCACGAGCCAGCTTGCCGTCTGCAGGGTGTTGCCGCTCTGGTTTGCGCCTGCCACGACGCCAATGCCGGTCTGGCCCGGCGGTTCAACCGAGGGATCGCGGAACAGGAACCGCCCGCGCCCCCCGCCGAGGGCGGCAAAAAAGGCCGAGAGCCGCCGCCCATCCGCGGGTCGCAGGAGGGCCATCGTCACCTGGTAGTCCCACCATTCCCCGCCCCAATCCTGCATCTCCTGGCTGCCCGTGAAGGGCGACGTCGTGACCGCGGCGGCCGTGACCAACCGGCGTTCGAGCCCTGTGACCAGCGTGATGGGCAGCTCCGGGATCATACCGCGTAGCCCCGCCGCCGCTGGTTGGCCACGCTCTGGGTCGCAATCCGCGCAATCTCCGGCAGCGCGGCGCGCAGCTTCAGATCGATCTGCTCGGCCACACCGATCTGCGCGCCGCGCGCGTCGATGGTGACCGTGACGCCGGCGTCAGGGCTGCCGCCCCGGCCATACGCCACCGCCTCCCGGCGGTTGAGCACCCGCTCCCCCCGCTGCAGGATCGTGGGCACCTCGTCGGGACGAAGGCCTGCCCAGCCACCGGCATGCAGGCGCGGTGCAGCAGCAAAGACCGCGGCGGGAACAGCCCGGGTGTGACCCGAGAGCCCGACCATGCCACCGGCATGCGAGACGGCCGCCGCGATCGTGCCGCCGCCGCCGAAGATGCCAGACAGGGCATTGGCCAGCGGTCCCAGCACCGCGCGGCGGAAGGCCAGCACGGCCAGATCCGCCAGGATCGAACGCACCAGCCCCTTGAAGTCGAGCTTGCCGGTCTCGACGAAGCTCCGGAAGGCGCTCTCGGCCCCCGAGAAGGCGCCGGTGAGGGTCTCGCCGAGGCCCTTCCCCCAGTTCAGCGCCTCGGTGGCATAGGCTTGAAGAGACTCCGACACTGCACGCCACCCGGTGGCGATCCGATCCCCGGCGCTCCCCGCAGCCCCTCCCGCGCGCCCCATGGCATCCGACAGCCGATCTGCAGAGGCCGTGGCCTCATCCAGCGCGGCTGCACCTTCTTCGCCGGTGCCCGCAACAGCGTCACGCAGCGCACCCCAGGAGGTGAGTGGTGCCGTCGCGCCATTGGCGAGATCGCTAGCCGCCTGACGGTAGGTGTTCGCGGTGGCCAGTGCCTCGGTCACAATGGCGTCGAGGCCGAGGTCGGGCGCGGTGATAGGGTTGTCCTCGAAGGCTCGGCGAAACGCCTCTGCCGCGGCTGTCCCCGCATCGGCGGAGGCGCCTGCAAACGGGTTCGGGATATGGCCGAGACCGATCTGGCCGATCTGACCGAAGGTCGTCTCGATCCCGACCGCCGCCAGCGCATCGCGGATACGACCGGTGAAGGCGTCGATCCTGCGGATCGCGCCGTTCAGCATCGCCTCAATCCCGTTGAGCATGCGGTTGGCCGCCGAGAAGACCAGATCCCCGATCACATCCGGCAGGCGCGACCAGATCTCGCGCACGGCCAAGAGTGCACCCTCGAAGGTATTCCCGGTGGCGTTGCCAAAAGCCACGACGCTCTCGATGGCGCGGGCCATACCGGAAGCGGCCTCGGACCTCAGATCGTGGAACATGGCCGTGGCTGCAGCTCCGGCGGCCGAGGCGCCCATCTTGATCCGGTCCCAGACCTCGAGCACGATGTCCTTCAAGAGACCCATGGCCTCGCCGAAGCCGCCTGCGCCAGATGCGAGACGCGTGAACCAGTAGACCAGTTCGCCTGCCCCCACGATCAGCGCACCGATACCAGTGCGGATCAGCGCGCCTTTCAGGACGACGAGCGTGGTAGCAAGCCCGCGGACAGAGAGAGCGGCGACCGCCATGGCAGCCACCCAGCGTCCAGCAAGAAAGGCGGCGAAGGTTCCGGCGTAGATTGCGAGGCGGTCGAGATTGGCAAGCACCGCGTCGAAGGCTTGGGCAATCGGGCTGGTGGCGGAGGCCATAGCCACAAAGGCATTGGCCGCAGCCTCCAGCGACGGGGCGAGCGCGACAGCGATCCGGTTGCGCACCCCGGCAAAGACCTGCCCGATGCGGACGAGCGCCAGTTCCGACCGGCGCATGGCGGCGATGGCATCCGCGTCGAGCACCGCGCCAAGGGCCTGTGCCTGCGCGCCAAGCCGGGTCATCTCTGCGCCGCCGTTTTGCAAGAGCGGAATGAGCCGCGTCGCATCCGAGGCCAGGGCCTCGAGATAGAAGGTCATCTCCTGTTGACTGACACCCGCGCGCTCGAGGCTCGAGACATAGAGTTGCAGGGCCTCCGGCCCCGAGAGCCGGGCGAACTCATCCGCCGTTACCCCCACCCGCGGCGCGATGGTCTCGAAGAAGTCCGCCATCGGCCCGCCGCCCGTCTGCAGGAAATCCCCCACCCGGTCGTTCACGTCCTTCAGGATGTCGGCCAGCTTCTCCTGCTCGATCCCCACCGTGGCGGAGGCCGCCGACCAGCGCTGGAACACCTCCGGATCGGCGTTGGCCACCTGGCTGAGCTGGCCGATCTCGTTGGCCGCTGCCACGGTCGAGCGGGTCATCGAGACGACGCCAGCCGCAAGCGCCGTGGCCGCAGCCGTCGCCGCGATCCGCGCCCGGCGGGCAAAAGCCGCCATGCGCGCATTGGCCTGGTCCATCTCGCGGCTGAGACGCCCCAAGCCGCGCGCACCCGCCTCGCCGACGCCTTCCAGCTCGGCGCGTACCTGGCGGCCGCCGGTCGCGGAAAGCCGGACAGAAACGCGCTTTTCTGCCATGGAAAGACGTCCTCAATGGATGATACCTCGTTCCCAACGGAAACGAGGTCAGGTCAGGCCTGATCCGGCCTGCAGGTGTTCATTGATCTTGCGCACCATCACCGCCTCGATGGGCGGCAGGAGTTCCGCAATGATGAGGGGCGAGAGCCCAAGGGCTGCGCCGAGTTGCAGGGCCGCACCCATGTCCCAGCCGAGGACAGCGCCACCGCTCATGCCGCCGACAACGCGCATCTGTCCGCCAAGGCGCTGGACGAGGTCCAAGATCTGCCAGCCTTCAAGGCTATGTGGCGCGTGAAGGCTGCGCGGGCATTCGGCGCAGACCGATGGGCACGCCGCGCAATACTCACCGCCCCCGCCGAACTCCCAGTCGGCGAGAGCGGTCAGGCGTTTTTTTCCGCGTCCAGAATGAGCGCGCCAGCGATGTATTTCGTCTGGAAGGCCTCGAAGATCGGCCAGAGTTCCAAGAGCGCGTCGATGCCCTCGGGTGTCAGGGGCAACGGCTTGCCATCCTCGTCGCCGACGCCGTCCCAGTCCTTCACCACAATGCGCGCGACGGCCTTGGCGACGATGCGCGCGAGGTCGTCGTTCGAAGAAGAGCTTTCGGAGGTCCTCGCCGCGGCGACAATGGCCGGGTCGCTGCGCGCAGCCAACATGATTGCCGTGGTCAGCGGCTCCACCAGAAGGCGGACGCCATGGCCGAGGTCGAGCCAGCGGGGCTCGGTGGAGAGGTTCAAGCGCAGCATGTTCAGTACACCTCGCGGTCGTTGATGAGCGTGACGGTGCACATCCGACCCACCACCGGGTCGCTCGCAGCCTGCCAGTCGAAGGTGGCCTGCACGCCCTGCGGACCGGAGATCTCGATCCGAGGGCGCGGGAGATAAACGGCATGGGCGGTCAGGGTCAGCGTCTCGCCGGTGGGGAGCGTGTAGGAGAACTCCATCTCGCAGGCCTCGCCATCGATCGCCTGCGTCACCAGCGTCTGATCGGCAAAGCGCACAATGACATTGCCAGTCAACGCCGCGATGGACGGGTCCGCCCCGTCGATCTTGCCATCCGCCCGGATCGTCTCGATGCGGTCGAGATTGTTGGCGTAGGTCAGATCGGCCGAGACGACATTGCCGATGTTGGCCCCGTTCCGCGTGATCGTGCCGTTGAAGTGCCCGAAGCGCTTCAGCGCGATACTTGCGAGCGTGCCTGCCGCGGTGCTCGTGGCAATCGCCTCGCCCTGCGCCACGATGCTGGCCGTGGCCGTCAACAGCCCGGACCGCGCCATCTGCCAGCTGAGGCTGTCCACCATGCAGCCGGAATACATCGCATGGCGCGGCACCTCTGGCATGGCCGTTTCGACCGAGAAGCTCGGCAGCGCCCAGTTTCCGGAGCGGAACTCGTGGTTATAGGGCGCCTCCGCACCCGTGGTCACGGGCGCGCCGAACGCGGCCTTCAGCCAGAAGCCGAACGCCTCCGCATCGATCGGGATCACCACGTCGCCGTCCGCCGTCACCGCATCCTTGATCGGGGCCTGCGGATCGCGCCCGTAGCCCAGAAGCTCGGACGTCTGCAGGGGTTGCTCTGCCCCCAGCGTCGTGCTGGCAAAGGGCATCTTGGTGTAACCGCTCGCAGGCGGCGTGCCATAAGTCGTCTCGAACGCCAGCGCCATCTGCGCCCGCGCCCCCTGGGCTCGTGCCATGATATTGTTTCCTCATGAGTTGAAAACAAAGCCGACGCTGCTTGACCTGACCGTCAGGAGCCGTCCACCTGCAGCCTGCTGTTTCAAGGATCGCACTGATGTCCAATTCAAAGCCCAACGAGACACCCAACCAGGCCACCGCGGGCGGGCGGACGCGTTCCGTGATCGCCGAAGACCTTGTGATCGAGGGCAATATCGTCTCCCAAGGCATCCTCGAGTTCGGCGGACAGATCACCGGTGACATGACCGCAGATGCCCTTGTGCTCACCTCCACGGCACGCGTCCGCGGACAGGTATGGGCGCGCCAGCTGACCATCGAGGGCGAATTGCAGGGCGCGGCAACCGCACTGAACGCGAACATCAAGAACGGCGCCCGAGCGAGGGCAAAATTCACCTATGCAACGCTTGAGGTGGCCTCAGGTGCGCAGGTCGGCGGTGAGTACAAGCGGGTCAGTCCCGATGCGTTCGAGCTATAGCCGCGACGCTGCACCCGCCATATCTCGTCATCCCAGCGGTGCAGCGCTCACATAATGCAGCACCACCCGTATGATGGCCGCCTTCAGGCTGGGCGCGCCCTCGACCGGGAGATCCACGGGCTCCGGCGCTTCGGCCTCGACCCAGTCGCAGCGCCCGCCCAGCGTGCGGTCGGCGGCGAGTGCCGTGCCGATGCTGGCGCAGAGCGTGTCGAAGGCGGCGTCGCGCTCTGTGCCCTGCACGACCGCCTCGATCTCGGCCCGGTGCTGGTAGTGGTAGGCGAGCGGCGACAGCGTCACCTGAGGCTCCCCCGGATCACCATCGCGCAGGATCATCAGCCCCGCGGTCGGCACGCGCTCGGGAAGCACCTCGCCGCGGAGAACGGACGCCTGCGGGATCGCCCTGAGCAGGTCCGTCAGAGCGGTCAGGATCGCTTCGCGCGTCGTGGACATTGAGTTTCGTCTCGGAGCTGGCTACGGCGATGCACGCAATGCGCGGAGACATGCGCTCCCGCCCAAGGAGGACTGACCGTGAGCGCATCTGGTGTGACCGTCCGCGACATCGTCGCCAACAAATTCGGTCTCAGCGTGGACGCGCTGTCCCATGAGACGTCGTTCATACAGGACCTAAACGCGGACAGCCTCGATAAAGTCGAGCTGATCATGCTCCTCGAGGAAGCGTTCCAACTGGAAATCATGGACGCCGAGGCCGAGGAGCTCATGAGCATCGGCGACGCGGAGGCGTTCGTTGAGCAGGCGCTGAGCGCTAAACGCTGAGCCCCTCCACCCAATTCGCAACGATCAGCCTCGGCACCGCTGCCTGCGCCCGCTCCGCATCCCGCGCGAGATCCAGCCGTTTCGCGAGCTTCACCTGCGGCACGAGCAGGAAGATCGGCACCGTCGCTTGTCCACGGCCGGTCTTGGACCGTGACCCCACCCCAAGACCCCGACTGTTCAGCCGCCCATCTGCCACCAGCAAGCTGGGCCCCCGGCGCCGATAGACGAAGCGCAACCGCAGCCCGCGGCGACGCTCCCATTCGCCGGGCGTCATCCGGCCGCCGCGCAGGGACTTGCCTGCGGCGGGCAGCGGGATCGCGAGCCAGAAGCCGTCGCGCGACCGGATCAGCGGCCCGGTGTCATGGGCCCCGATGATGACCGGGGCCTTCGACCAGACCAGCGCGGCGGCCCTCAAGCTCTCCCCGGCCCTCGGATAGGACTGGCTCCGGATCGAGTTCGCGAGGCGGCGGCCAAGCCCCGCTTGCGCGATCTGACCGCGCCATGCGGCTTTCAGGTCGGTGCCAGCGTCCCGCATCGCGGCCGTGACCGCTCTTTCACCGGCTTTGATCTCGGCGGCCATGGCGGCGACGAGATCGACCGAGATGTCGAGGCCGAGTTTCATGCGGGGGTCAGCTCAAGTGTCCAGACCAGCCGCTCACGGTCACGGCGCGGCGCGCCCTGGATCAGGAAGGTCTCCTCCCCGATCAGGATCTGCTCCTGCGGACGAGGGTCAGGAATGTCTGCCACCCGGACATCGATCCGGGTGGTCTCCGAGAGAAGCCGCGCCGACCCGAACTCGGTGAGCTCGTCAGGACGGCGCAGAA